GGAATTATTGTTATAGGGTCTGACTGCCATTACTGGCCTGACATTATCAGCACTGCTCACCGTGCATTCGTAAAGATCATTAAGGACTTAAAGCCTCGGATGGTCGTTATGAATGGCGATGGAATTTCTGTCGCTGATGGGGATGGTGTATCTGGCAATCCGACTATTGCCCAAGCATATGCAACGTCATCAACAATTGGTGGTGTTCGTGTTTCTGTGTCTGGTACTACTCTTAATATCTATACGAGCTAATTATGACATTAAGAGTTAATGATACTGAAATGAGCCTTGTGTACGCAAATGACACACGGATGAGTGTTGTTAATGTTAATGACACAGAAGTCTATCGTGCTGAAAATGGCAACGTTACAATGGTGTACACAGGTGCTGAGGATGGCACTTTTGATCCCGGTGTTGAAGATTTAAATCGTCATTTTGTTGTTGTTGGTGTTCGTTTTTCTGGTGATCCATTGGGTCTGCCTTCAACACCAACAATTAACGGGACATCCATGACGTTAATTACCCGTGGGTCAGGGTCTGCTCAGGATGATGGTGGCATAACTGGTATATATACAATAAAAATTCCTACTGGCACTGGAACTTTTACAGTAGCTCAAGGTGGTACTGTTTTTAACTACATTGCTATTTATCGAGTTACTGGTATTTTTTCCATGACAGCAACAGATGATTTATCGTCTGGAAGTAGCGGAAGTTCTATTACAGGTGGGAAAACATCATCTGCAAACGGCTGCTTCTTTGGCGCATCGGTTTCTAATTTTTCTACTCCTTCATTCCCTAGTCCAAATAGTACAGGTCTTACATACACTGCACCATCAAACAATGGAAGAATTGCTGCTAGTAATGTAACCACTAGCCCGACACAGACAGTATCATTAACAGGTAATCAGATGAATTCGTATGCAATATTTGGATATGATCTTTATTAAATTAGGTGATTTATGGCTACTAAAGAACTCCCACTCACCGACGATCAGATTGAGGCAATAGCAGAAAGAGCCGCTGAAGTCGCATTTAAGAAGATCTATGAAGAAGTAGGACGCTCTGTCGTTAAAAAGGTCTTTTGGATAGTAGGCGCTGGCGCATTAGGTCTTATGTTCTGGATGGCTGGTAACGGGACGTTGCCTAAATGATTGAAGTCGCTACAGCCCTGATGGTAATCAAAGGGGCTAAGGCTGCTTTTGATGTCGCTAAGGAAGCATTTGACGAGATCAGGGATTGTGCTGAGGCTGGTAAGTCTGCTCATGAGTCACTAGGGGCGCTTACCAGTTTTTTTTCGTCTGCTGGTAAGGCTGAAGAAGGCATAGCACACGCTAAAGAACTCCAAGAAAACCCACCTGAAGGTCAGGAAGACAGCCGCAGTGACTACGAGATCGTCATTGAGATGATGGTCGCTGAGAGGCAGTTAAAGCAGTTCTACAAAGACCTAAAAGAGATGTTTATCTACCAGTTCCAAGAGCCCGGTTTATACGACGAGTTTATGGGTCGGCTAGAGAAGCTAAGAGCAGATCGTAGACAGAGGGAAGTGGATCACAGGCTACATCTGAAGGCTTTAGAGATGGCTGCTAGGCGCGAAAAGGCTAAGAAGGTTCAATTTATTCAGGATGTATTTGCTATAGCACTAGGTGTAATAGTTTCTGTTTCAATGATTATCGGTATTGTTTGGATGTTTACTCTGGGGGATTAATGCTTACTTTGCTATCTACTTTTACGTCTTTTCTTATTGGCGGCTTGCCTAAGATTCTGGATTTCTTTCAGGATAAGTCTGATAAGAAGCATGAGCTAGAGCTAGCCAAGATGCAGACAGAGCGAGAGCTGGCTTTGGCTAAAGAGGGTTTTGCTGCTCAACTGAAGATAGAAGAAGTTAAGCTCGATGAGATTAAGGTTCAGTCTGCTTCTGATGAGAAAGTGGCTCTAATCGGCGCTCAACAGGCTGAGATGCAGTCTATTTATGCCCACGATATGAAGTTAAGTGAAGGCACTAGCCAGTGGATGAAGAATCTTCGCGCTTCTGTCCGTCCTGTCATTACTTATGGCTTCTTTTTCTTGCTGTGTGCTTTGGATGCGGTTCTGGCTTATAAGGGCTTTGAGGCTGGCGTATCGTTTAAAGAGATGGCAGATCAGCTTTGGGATGATGAGACTCAGGCGCTGTTTGCATCCATCATAGCGTTCCATTTCGGTGGCCGGGCATTTGGCAAATGATTAGTGATAAAGCCTTTTTAATGCTCAAGAAGCATGAGGGCGTAAGGAATAAACCTTACCGCTGTCCTGCTGCCTTGTGGACTATTGGTGTCGGTCATGTCATGTATCCAGAGCAGGGTAATCTGAAGATGGCTGACCGTCTGAACTATCCGCTAAAGATAGAGGATTTCCGCATATTCTCTAAAGAGGAAGTTGATGAGATTCTTAAAGCCGATCTTAATCGTTTTGTACGAGGCGTATCCCGTTATTGTCCTGTCATTGCTAGTCAAGGGCAGTTGGATGCGCTGGTCAGCTTTGCCTTTAATGTAGGTTTAGGAGCCTTGCAGAGAAGCACCTTAAGACAGAAGCATAATCGAGGTGACTATGAGGGTGCTGCTAACGAGTTCCTGAAATATACAAAGGGTGGAGGTAAAGTTTTACCGGGTCTCGTAAAGAGGCGAAATGATGAGAAAGCCCTTTATTTAGGAGGCTAGCATGAAGAAACTTGCTGTTGTCTTATCGCTAATTAGTTGTTATAGTTTTGCAGAAGAAGCAGCAGGGTTCCCGAATAATGCTGGTGGCTGGACGGTAATAACGACTAGAGACCAGTATTGCGGTGCTAGAGGTATGAATGATGGTTATGCTTTTAGTGCTGACACATACCATCGATTCTGCTGGACACGAAGAAGTAATGCAATTTTAGTAGTCTTTGAATCTGGTGAATCTGGTACTTGGCACGTTGATTCCTTTAAGTTACTAACTGAAGAACCGGAGTATCGTGGCAAAAAGTCCTAAAAAAGAAGATTGGATGCCAGCTTGCCAGTCTTGCTCATTCTTTGACGCAGATCCAAAAGAAGACATTGGTTATTGCAGACGTTATCCCCCTACCTTGATTAGCGTAGGTGAGGATGACTATGATTGCGTTTTCGTAATTACATCAAGAGATGATTGGTGTGGGGAATTCCATCGTTTTTCTAATTAGAGGGGATCATGGCTAAACAATCTTGCACAGACCAAGAGTTTATAGGTCTGTGGAGTAAACACGGTTCAGCAGCAGAGATTGCAAAAATACTAGGCATTACCGATAGGAATGCTCATGTAAGACGAAGAAAGATAGAAGAAAAGCACGGAATTGTGCTTGCTGGAGTAGCTAGGAATAGTCCAGACTTCAAAGTAACTTACGCTCATAACAATGTTAGAACAAACGTACAGTTAGAAAATGGAATTATTGTTATAGGGTCTGACTGCCATTACTGGCCTGACATTATCAGCACTGCTCACCGTGCATTCGTAAAGATCATTAAGGACTTAAAGCCTCGGATGGTCGTTATGAATGGCGATGTATTCGATGGTTCATCCATCTCCCGGCATCCACCTTCAGGATGGGGGTCAACTCCTAGCGTAAAACAAGAACTAGAAGCCTGTCAGGATCGTCTAGAGGAGATCCAGAAGGCCGCAAAAGGTGCTGCCCTACATTGGACATGGGGTAACCACGATATGCGCTTTAACGCCCGTTTAGCGGCTCAGGTAGGGGATACTTGGCGAGGCGTAGAAGGCATGAATCTGACTGACCATTTCCCGCTATGGCGTTTTTCCACCAGCATTATGGTCAACGAGTCTGTAATGATTAAGCATCGTTATCATAATGGCATCCATGCGGTCTACAACAATGCGCTAAAGTCTGGTGCATCTATTGTTACTGGTCACCTACATTCATTAAAAGTAACGCCTTGGACGGACTATAACGGTACTCGTTATGGTGTGGATACTGGCTCTCTGGCTGATGTTAATGGGGATCAGTTTGAGTATGCTGAAGACAACCCTAAGAACCATAGATCAGGCTTTGCTGTGCTTACCTTTGTGAATGGGAAACTGCTACCACCTGAGCTATGTGAGGTCTGGGATGATGACCACGTTGTATTTAGAGGCCAGCTTATAAAGGTCTAAGTAAGCTAACCGGGTGCGTACTTACTTGTTTCTTACGCGCTCGGTGTAACCTTTGCCGTTCCTTGTTAGACATTCTAAATCGCTTTAAATCCTTACCTTCTCCCCACCGTATTACCATAGTTGCATCACGCCCTAATCTGTCTGGCAACCAGTCGCATACATGGACTAATTTATGTTTCTTAAACGTCCTGATTAGTTTGCTTATAGTTACTATGTGTAATCCGGTTTCGTCTGCTATCTGCTGAAATGTTGCATCATTATTTATTAGGAACTTAATCGCCAGAGCGTAGGTTTCCTGATTTACTTTGTTCATTATTGATAGCTCTATTAATGTACCACTTGGCTTTTAGCAGATCCTTGAGCTTGTCTTCTTTCTTACCTGCTCTAGATATATATTTAACCGCATTGCCTAAATGAAAGTCTAGGTTCTTTGCTTCAATAAAATCAATTGTTTCAATGCCGCCATCGGTATAGTGTGCTGGATGATTAACTTGATCCATCTTTGACGAATACTCCATTCTTGTTAAGGTAGCCTTTACGGTCTTTAATCTCGTTATAGGCAGATTCTAGGCAATGGGTCAGGTCTATATCTTCTAAAGCCCCCACCACAATAAGGCACACAAGCACATCACCAAGACCATCAATAATATTAGGTCTATCCCGTTTAATAATGGCATCGGCTAGCTCTCCCATTTCCGACACTGCTTTTAGTAGTTGGGTCTTGGAGTCTGAGTTCTCAATGATTCCTCGCGCTTCTGCCCACCGGATTACGTCTAGTTCTTTATTAGCCCAACTCACTTGCAAAGCTCCTTAATGTCAGCAATAGGCAGCCCGAATACTTCATGCACACGGATCATAATCTCTGCTGATACGGCACATTTACCATTGCGAATACGGCTAAGAACTGGTGTTGATACGTCAAGTCTTGCAGCCAGTTGACGGTCGTTTTTAATCTCAAAGCGGCTTTGCAATTCGTCTAGCAGTTTCAAAGTTTTCTCCTATAAAAAGGTTGTTGGTGCTATTCCTCTCGGGGTCTGAAGTCCGATGGCTAAGTTAATACCAAATAACACCAACACGACTGACCACTGCTTTTTCCCCTTCTTGCTACCGCCAAGTTGCCTAGGACTTACGGACTCTCGCTTCCGGGTTAGTTTGCTATCGCGCATAGCATCCAGCAATGGTCATGCGTCTTGGTTATACAAATATATAAGCCTGTATACGGCATTTACCTTATAAATTGTGCAGGGTCACTGAGTTTTGGAGACTACTTCAAAGGAGGACTCAGCCCCTGCTGCCGGTGTTACTCGCCACTACCGGCTTGGCGTATTAGGTGGGTACTCGCTACGTCTGTGGCTGGCGGTGATTAAGTTCCAGCTACCCACTTCACAGCATCCGCTTTCCCCATAAAGGTGGCCTTACTTACTTCACTGCGTTGATGAACCCCATGTTAATCAAATAAGCAGATCCGCTTTCAGGCCGTAGATCAGAACGGAACATCATCTATAGGGAAATCATCTTCCTGTTTTGCTTTAGGCTTTTGCTTAACGGAATCCTTAGGCTTTACCGACAAGCTAAAAAACTTCTTACCGTCTTTGCTAGACTCTTTAATCCATGCAGATAGCCAGTAATCTGTGCCATCTACATTGATTGAGCCAGAGTATTCTGGATGATTATCGGCTGTTTTATTGAGATTCTTAGACAAAATCCCACGATTAGTATTGTCAAAATTGCTCATATTTACCTTGTAGTGAATTTCTTAATTGCTGCCCGTTGCTTGCTATCCAACAGACTCCATAGGGCGGTTTTGGAATCTGCATCCAACTCACACTGCTCAATATACTGAACAGCACCTTCAACATCGTCCATAGAAAGCAGTGAAATAACCTGCACTCCAATACTACGGATAGCTTCCTGATCCTCTAGTGACATACCGTCAAATACGTCCTTAGTAATAGGCTTTGCAGACTTAGGAGCTTCTTGGCCTGTTGTAGCGTCTAGCGCATCATGCTCAACGATTTCAAGCGCTGTGACGTACAGGTAGCGTCTGGAATATGTTTCTACTGCACCAAGGTTCTGGATAGGATGACAGCCTTTCAGATTGGCATCAGCCATCGGGCTAGTAAATGTAATAGAGCCACCGTTATCAGTATCGACAATGCGTAAAGTAGCCAGCTCTTTATCAAAGCTAATGACTGAGCAGAGTCCGAGTCCATGAAATATCTCGTTAATGGTTGGAAGGAAATCCCCAAGCTCGAAATACTGATAACCTGCAAACTTATTGTGTCCTGATTTCTTTATTGGCGCTGCTTGTAATTTAATCCTAGCTGTTTGCAGCTTTGCGTAGACTTCAGACATTATTTATCCCTTGAATTTTTTATACTGCATAATATTGAATTGCCGAACTTCCTGAACAGGCTGTACCTGACTAACCTTAGCTTGCATTTCCTTACGAGCTTTAGCAAAGGTTTTAGCAACATTGGTGCTGGAAGAAGGTACATATTTAAATGACGGATCTAAGATTGATTTGCTCATAGAGAACTAGCCAAGATATAGAGAAAGACCATTATTGCACCAGTGCAGACAGGATGTCTAGCAAACCAGTCATTCGTTGATATTAGCTTTTTCATAAGACTCTTTCTCCCAGATCAATTTATCAACGTGAGCACAAGCCTTGCCAAAGCTATCTAAATCTTTGCCTAACGACTTGCAAAGCATCTGACGGGCAATCTCAATACCTTCTGCAATGCCTTCTCTATAGGCCACAGTACGAACGTCTGAAATGATTGACTTATCCATTCTGAGCCTCTTTAAGCGCTTTATATTGTTCTTCCAGCTCCCAGTAACCAGCACGATCCATAGCCATTTCGTAGCTACCATCCTGGCATGATTTCCAGTGTTCGTTACGAGCTTCGATTTCGTCCATCTTTGCTTTGATTTCGTTGATATTCATATTAGTCTCCTAGTAAGCCGCTAGATGCGGTAGAGAGATAATGCACCAACACAATAATTGTGTCAATGAATAATTTTAATCGTATGTAATATTCCTATATAGAAATTCTATTGACATAACTAGCATATAGCCCCACTATATTCCTGCAACACAACTATGGAGGAACCTATGAAAGTTGCTGAAATTGCTATTTTGACGTTTGCTTTTATCTGTGGTGGTCTGTCTATTTACTGGTCAATCAAGGCTCACAATGCGATTAAGATACCTTGTTCGGTATCAGAGATTAGCCCTGACTTTAGCGCAGCAGACCGACTGAAGTGCAGACAGATACGGGGGCATAAGTTATGAAACCAACACAAGAGCAAGTCATTGCATGGGCGCGGGAAGCGGGAATAATTAACTGCGACTGCTGTCTACCGTTTTGGCCTGAAGAAGATCAGGTGAATTGGGAGATATTCTTTGAGCGTT